GGTGAGGGTTTTATTGAGGGTGATATCATGCTATGTACTGTTCAGAGTATTGAACGAATACTTGACACACACCTCGAATCAGCAGAAGTCCTCATGGTGGATGAGTGTCATGAGTTTTCTAACGGGAAGACGACACTAGCAGCCATTCAGAGCTTCCCTAAGGCCGTCTACCGCTTCGGATTCACCGCTACGCCTCCGAGTGACCCCATACGCCGATACAACCTAGAAGGGGCCTTGGGGGAGGTTCTACAGGTAGTGGATACAGCCAACCTCGTTGAGGAAGGAAAATTAACAAAACCAATCATCCAGTTAATAGATAGAAGTTACGATGCTAGTGGGCTGGATGAAGATATGAGTTACCTTGGGGTGTACGACGAGTATATCGTACACAACGAAAAGAGGAACACTATAATTAAGGAGATTGTAGATGACATCAGAGGAAAACATGAAAACGCCCGTATCCTTGTTCTTACCAAATCACTTGATCACGGAAGAACCTTGGAAGACTTATTTGGAGAAGGATGCCAGTTTCTTGAAGGAGCCAACTCAATCGGAGAAAGGTATTCAAGTATATCTAGATTCCGAGACGCTAGAGGATCTAGCGTTCTCATTGGAACTAAGATATTACAAACCGGAGTTAACATCGAAGAAATTACCCATTTCATCAATGCAAGAGGAATGAAGTCGGAGATCGCCACACTACAGGCTCTAGGACGCGCTCTAAGGCGTCACCACACGAAGGACGTAGTTTATGTGTACGACTTCATGGATAAAGAAAAGTACCTCAGAGAGCATTCTGTGGCCCGCAAGAGGCACTACGAAAGAGAAGGTCACACGGTAAACGTATTATGAAAGCAAAAGAAACAATTGAGAAGCGGCTTGCCGCACTGTCTGAAGACGAAAGAAAAGAAATTGAGTCTATAATCCAAGACCTTAAGGCTGTCCTACAAGGTAGGGAAATAAGTGAAGACGTTGTGAAAAAGCTCAACAACGTCTCCATGTCTGTGGGCAATATGAAAGATAACTTTATGTGGCGTCTATTGCGTGCCGCCAAGCAAAATCATATGCTGTGATCAGGGGCTATAGAACTTCATCGTCAGCTTAGTTGCGGTAGGCTTGTGGTTTAGACCACCACCTACTCTTTTAAGCGTAAATTTATACTTATCCCCTGTAGCTACCGCAGTGGGATCTAGGAAGTTTATCCACACGCCGCCCTCGTCTTGAGTTGTAACCCTTGTGGCATAGTTGTCTCCCGCAGCCACGGTAGCATATCCCCCACCTGTATCTTTTTGAAGTTCGAAATTTAACTCGACACGGGCACTTCCGCCGTTACCACCAGCCATAGCATTTACTTCACAATAATAGCCGTTGAGCCCTGCTGGAATAGTAAACTCTCCCGCTGCGTAGGTTACTGAAGCGGTATTTAATCCTGGAGTATCCCAGGTAAGTAAAGCACCTGCTGTTGTGGGGATAGAGCCTGTGCCACTGAATCCAGCAGAAAGAAGCTCTATGGTGGTTCCACCGCCACCTCCCCCAGAACCATTAGCTGCTGCCGTAACTCTTCCTTGTGCATCTACGGTAATATCGGCGCTTGTATACGCGCCTGGAGTGACCGCAGTATTAGCAAGTTTGTCAGCAGTAACTGCATCGTTGTCAATCTGAGTAGTGCCTACAGTATCAAGATCCGCTAGAGCACCTGTGTTTGCTGTAGCTCCGTCAGCAACATTCAGCATGGTTCTTACTTCAGTCGTAGTAAGAGCCTGAGGAACTGAACCTAAACCAGAATCATTACCCAGAATAGTGTTGTTGTTGATTAGCTGATACTTTGCGTGAGTTACTGCATTGCCTTGAATCTTTCCGTTAGTCACAGCAAGATTGTCAATCTGAGTAGTGCCTACAGTATCAAGATCCGCTAAAGCACCTGTGTTCGCTGTAGCTCCGTCAGCAACATTCAGCATTGTCTGTGCTTGCGTCTTGGTTAATCCAATAGGAGAAGCAGCAGTGCCAGCCACATTTCCTAGTAGTCGATTATTAGATATAGTTTGAATTTTTGGTAAAGTTACAACAGTGTCATCAATAAGTGCTGCTGCATCAATAGTGTCTTTAGAAGCAAGAGCGCCAAGACCAGACACAGAAGAGGAATCAATACTATTGGGAATATCGTTTGTTCTGCCTGGACCTAGAACAATAATTTTACCATTAGAGGCATCGGATAACTCAACAATGCCAATATTCTGAACAAGGTCTGTCGTAGCAGTTGGCCTGACATTTGTAAGACCTCCTGTAGGAGCAACATATAAAGTGTCCCCAGAAGTGAATAAAGAGGTGTTAAGTTTACTAGCTATACCGAACGCATCTACATAACCTTCTGCATTATTAGCTAAGTCTTCAGAAAGAATTCCAACCGCTGGCATGGAGGATGCTACAGAAGCAGAAGCAACACCGATTTCGATCTCATTTGATCCTCCAACATTTCCTGTGACGTATACGGGAGTGCCTCCTGATACGCTGGTTCCTTGGGTGTTCTTACATGCAATATGAATGGCACCAAGCGTATTGCCATTAAGGTGAGCAGCGGCTCCTAGATTTATGTCTGCATCGAAATCAATTTGGCAATCAGCGTCAGCACTTAAATCTGTATTTTTTAAATGAACTAATGAAGGTGCGGAATCTGTACCTTCTACAAGAACAAAAGCCCCATTTGTATTATCAGATCTTAGCCTTACATCAGACTCACCAAGAGCACTAATCTCTAGTGGGACTGAGTTTCTTCCTAGTGCGACACGGCTTAAACCATTAAATTCTAGAAGGGTTTTAGTTGGGCCTGAGGTCGTAAACGATCCACTAGCTGCTGCAAACTCAACCTTAGTTCCTGCGCTTGCACCGAAGTTAAAGGTCGCTCCCTCGGATCCGGGGCCATATGTGCCAAGGGGCTCCCCTAGAACCTGAATTAGTGGAGAGTCGGTGTATGTGAATGTATTATTAGAATTATATATTAAATACTGCCCAGGAGTCGCCGTAGTGGTTACGTCAATCTCATCGAAATCACCAGCACCCACTATAATAGCACTAGCATCGCCAGCGCCCCCACCACCTCCACCAGTTCCAGTCGAGGCGGAAGTTACTCTTCCCTGTGCATCAACTACAACAGTAGCGTTTGTGAATGTTCCTGGTGTGTCCACGAAAACATCATCAAGTTTGTCGGCAGTAACTGCATCATCATCAATTTTAGCAGCAGTGATTGCACTACCCACGATATTAGAAGTATCAATACTGTTCGGGGCCATCCTATCGGAGGTTATGGTATTAATAGCAATATTAGAAGCATCAATAGTGTCTGCTTGGATTTTATCGCCGTCAACCGCATTCTCTGAAATGGCTCCTGGACCTACAGCCCCCTGTTGAATTTTATCCGCTGTTACGGCTTCTCCTGCAATCTTATCTGATACAACTGACGAAGTTGCAAGGATTGCCGAGGTTACAGCATTAGCATTAAGCTGTGCTGTGTCTACAGCACCATTTTGAATTTTGCTTCCAGTGATGGCACCACTGGTGATATTTGATGATTGAACGGCGCTAGGAGCAATTTTAGCAGTTGTTACTGAACCAGTACGAAGATTAACAGCACTTACTGTTTCGTCAAGAATTTTGTCTCCGGTTACTGCGTCACTAGCAATCCTTTCAGTAGTTATAGCTCCTATCGCTATTTGATTAGTGTCTACAGCGCCAGTACCGATTTTAGCATTAGTTACAGCCCCAACATCAATTTTTTCATCAGTTATGGCGCTTCCAGCAATTTCTAGGGTATCTACAGCATTAGGAGCAATTTTAGCATTTGTTATAGCATCATTATCAATGTCAGAAGTATCTAAGGTGTTTTTAAGTGCAAGCGTTCCTGAGTTACCAAGAAAGTAATTTACTGATGCCGAAACGGGGGTAGCTCCATCAGCTAAGTAATTATAAGCGCCGTCCCAATTACCGGAAGAATCTTGAGTTTTTGTATATAACCCTTTAAGAGAGCTTACATTGCCCGTGATAAGTTCTGAACTTGTAGTTCCAATAGTAACGTCATCTAATCCGGCCAAACCCACAGTTACTCCAGATAAATAAGCCACACCGTTTCCAGCAAAATCTTGCATCTTCACTTGAGATGCAAGCCTTCCTGTACTGTCTGAATGACCTATAATTATAGGATTTCCTCGCGAAGACTGTAGAAGTTGGGCACCACTAAGCTGCAAAGCTACTGATTGTCCGGTCTTATCAAAACCCGTCTGAGGATCTACAACTCTAAGTTTATCCGCTACGCTTCCTAACGCACTGTAAATCGCTACATCTGGTCCTCCAAAATTTCCTACAATTGTGCCAGATAGACCGGATAGCACCGAAGAACCATTGGTAAGTATCTCAGTAATAGCTTCTACATTTGCTGGCTCTAAACTTTCTACAACCGAAGAAATTGATGCTGTCGAAGCCTCTAAAGCACTCAATCCGCTGTCAGGGCCAAAATAAATAGATGAAGTTGAGTTTACAGTAGAGTAAGTGTCTTGCCAGTTACCAGAAAAATTAAGAACGGTGGCACTTACACTATTAATGGCTGTAGGATCTATTGTATCAACTACACTAGAAACATACCCTACAGAAGCCTCTAAAGAACTAAAATCGGCAGGAAGAGCTAGAAGTTCACCAGATACATCAGCAAGAGCACTAACGCCACTAACTGTATTCCAGCCCTCATAACTGCCGGAAACATCTGCCTCCTTAACAACATCAACTGTATCTTTTACATCTTGAGGCATTAATGCCGACGCAAAAGTGTCGTTCTCCTCAGAGGCAATAAGCCCCGTAGGTCTACCTAATTCATCGGTATCTACAAACAGTAATGATGATAGTTCCGCCATAACACTCCTCCGTCATTATGTAGTGCTATAGACTATGAGGAGAAATTTTCTTCATTCTCATTCAGCTTCGAAATCGTCGCCTAGTTCAGCTACAAGTTCATCAACAACTTTGTCAATATCGGCAAGGTCATCTATAGCCTCTTTTTCCGTTTTTACTTCCGGCATTTCCGCTACAGGCTCTAAAGATTCTTTAGCCTCTTCATCAGCCTTCTTGACCTCATCTTCTAAAGGGTCAGTGGGCTTTTCCTCAGGTTCTGTGGCCTCAGCAACATCTTCTAGATTTTCGTCGCTCTCATACTCAGCATCTTTTTCCGAAAGCTGCTCTTCAATATTACTGACTAGATTCTTGATGTCAGAAAGCTGACCTGTAATTCTCTTAAAGTCTACTTTCGAAGAAGAGGCTTCTTCTAACACTGTGTCGTACCCTGCGGTAACGAACATCTCAAGAAGGAAGTCGTTAACATCAATACACTCTACACCGTGCTTGCCTTTTAGGTTTTGAGCCATCTCAGAAAGAATACCTTTAAGAACGCTCCCCTTAGGAGCTAATCTAGAAAGAGCCTCGAAGATTACAACTTGGGTGTTGGCTAGGCTTTTGAACGAGGCTGGGTCCTGAATGTTTTGTACGTTGACTCCATACTTCTCATTGATGTTGCTTATGAACACTTCCTTCACATCCTTCTTGTATTCGAAGATTCTAGAAGCGAACTCCTGAATGTCTTTTTCCGTTACGCCTAAAGCGCCATCTACGGAAGCAAGGCAGTTAGAGAATGTTTCGAATAGGCTTTTCTTTGAAGCCAAAGCAAGGTAAGGAACCTCAACTAGAGCTTCACTTAGTGCAGCTACAGTATCCTCAGCACCCTCAAAAACCATGCTCGCAAGCTTGCTTATGGAGGGGGCGCTTGCCCAAACCATCTCAAAGTTTCTTTTGGACTCCACAATCTCTTTCTTGATAAGCTCTTGACGGCAAACCATATCGTAGATGGATTCGTTAACACCTCTCTTTAGGCTGTAGGTTCCTTCTTCTTCTAGCTGCTCTAACGTGATTCTAGGGAAATCAAACGCTTTGGAAACTGCGTTGGAGAGGTTTACCGCGTTACGAATCTCAGGGACCTGAATAATCCGGTCTAGGTTTTCTGTAAGGAAGGCGTTTAACTGAGGAACTACTTCCATAAGGTTTTGGAAAGAATCGGATCCTAGAATGTCTTCTGTTTCGGATAAACGAGCGCACTGCTCATGAAGCCTCTTTTGAACTCCAGAAAGCTTGAGTCTGTTTTCCCAGAGAGTAAGAATGTCAGTGAAGCCATCATCGGCTTTACCATACTCAGAGTAGTGAATGCTTTCAATGAAAGAGTGCATCTTTTCGTTAACAAAACCGTCAAAGGTCTCCTCATCATCAAACACGGAGGAGTCCTGAACTGTGATGTTATCGAGAGCAACATCCTCAGAAATACAGTATTTACCTGTAATAACCTTACCGCTCTCGGTAAGGTAGGTAACCTGATCGTTGTTCCCGTCCATGCTGAAAAGCATAACATTCTCTCGGATTGATCTGCCGATGCAGTCACCTAGTTTTACAAGGTGGGTAATTGTCTTATCTCTCTCTTCAAATAATCTTGAAAACATTTTATTTTCTCCGTTTAAGTTATATAGATTAGCTTTCTAGTAGCTCCTCAGCTTTTTGCTTTTGTTTTTCCACAATTCTGTACATTACTTCTTTTGCTTCATCATCCAAGGTGCGATTTAGCATAAATTCAACTGGTGTCTCGGTGCTTTCATTCGCTGTGGGTGGAGTATTTTCAGCAGACTCCATACCTGGGCCTTGATCAGCCGCCATCTGAGAGCCTTGAGCCTCCATAGCCATCTGGTCTTCTTGCTCCTTCTTCATTTCCTGTATGGTGCGATCTGCTTCCTCATCAGTCATATCAAAGTATTCTTTATATAGATTCTTTTTCGGAAGAAGCTGAAGTCCTTGCGCCGCCTGAATAACTCGAATCTTCTGCTCATCGAGGTCAAGCTTTCTTTTTGCAGACATGTCAGAAGGCTCAGGAAGCCTAATTCTAAGCTTCTTGATCAAGCTCGCAGGGAACCCACGAAGCTGTAAGTGTCTTTTGGCTAGGTTCTCTAGACCAGTCTCAACGTCAACTTGAACACGCTGAATAGTTCTAGCAAACTTAACATCTAGCTGAGATAGGTTGGCCTTTCTTTCCGGGGACTTATCTTTTTCTACAAGGTAATCCTTCGGGACCTTGAGGGCCGCGAGAAGCTTATCTCTGTAGTATCTAACATCCTCAATCTCTCCTAGGTTGGTAGCTCCAGGAAGGGTCTCAATCTTTGTGCCCTTACCATTCTTAGTGGCGACGAAGAAGTCTTCATCTAGAGACATGGGGTTATACCTAGCGTTGACCGTGGAGTTATTTCCTTGGTAGAACTTCTCCTTCTTGAACTTCTGCTTGATACGCTCAATGAACATCTCAGCTTTGCTAGTAGGCAAGTTACCTGTGTCGATATAGAAGATACGGCGCTCAGGAGCGCGAGAGAGGCGATAAATCATCATCGCGTCTTCCATCATCTTGAGAGAGCGGAAGATTCTGTGGCACAGAGCGGCAATGGACTTTCCGTAAGGGTAGAAGATGGGGTCTGATGTATGCATACGGAAGTGTACGATTTGGTGCTTATCCAACTCAATATACTTAACAGGTCTTTGGTTTCCTGTGCCGTTGTACATGACATCCATTACGTCATCAGAGGGAATCTCCTGCAAGAACTTCTTCAAGTACCCGAACTCGTTCTCCACCCTGAGAAGGTAGTTAGGATTAAGAACTTTGAGCTTCTTGATACCTTCTTCTGGTTTTTCTACGTTCAGAATCATCTCAATGAAGCAGTCTCCATACTTAACTGTGTTTCTGACGATATCCCAAAGAATTTTGTCTAGCTTAATGTCAGAGAAGAAAGATTCTACTTCCTCTACTACCATAGAATTCTCTGAGTCTACATTCCATCGTTCACCTCGGTTACCTCTCTGAGTAGCGTCATCAGCGTAAATATCAAACGCTGCGCCGACCTCAGGGTACTCATCCATCTCCTCGTACTCTCTGTATCTCTTTTTTCTATTTAATTCATTTTGAGGTACAATTGGGTTTCTTACTATGCCACCGATGGCTGGGCCGTCCTTTCCTGGAGTATCTTTTAAAACCCCAGTAGACTTTATGGTGTCTCCAGTTAAGGATGTTACCTGCCCTTGATCTAAAGCTTTCTGTACTTCTGGTTGCGCTTTTGTAGCAAAGAACTTGGCGAAGAACCTCCCAATAGGACCAGTAGGCGTATAGTAAGTTCCTGACCTTCCCGCAGAACCACCAAAGTTCGTATACCCGCTTTCGTTTACAGGCTCCTCGTTATTTTCTTCTATTTTATCAGCCATCTGTAGTCTTCCTTGCTCATAGCTCCATGAGCGGTCTTGATATTAGCGGTGTAGGAATTTGTTATCGGTAGAGGCGCATCTCCAGGCAGCGGCCTCGTACCCATGAGTTCCATAGGCGTGGTATCCAACAAGTTTTTGTAAGCATGGACAGAGAGGGCAAGACTCATAACAAGATCGTCATGGTATCCCTTTTCTGCTTGAACTTTACCGTTCTCACCGATGATGAATGTAAAAAGCTCGTCGCAGGTCCGAGTAGAGTTAATTTTGATTAAGTCTGTTCTGACTGCCTCTTCTAACTCCGCTAGGATACTCTCTCTGTTTTTTGCTGTGATTTGAAACCCTATCTCTCCCTTGTCGTCAGCCCATAAGTTCTCATACTCATAGACATTGTAGAGCCAGTCAATCAAGTTGTTTCCAATCGTGTTTCGCTCACAAATAATGTGGGCTGTATTATATAGCATACCTTCGTTAGCTAATATTTGAGCAAAATCATTTATTGCTGTCCTATTAGAGTAGAACTCGGCAACCTGTTGCCCATTATACATGTTTATTATGTGAAAAGCCGAGTAATCTCGGTCTCTACCTAGAGAAGTATCACAGGCGATCAAGTAATTGTAGTGCGGCTGAGGATCTTGCCACACGCGCATACGGTTATTGTGCTTGGTGTAATACTCTTCACTTGTCTGCTGGGCGACATCCTTGAGGATCTCACCTTCAATATAAGTGTCACCTGTACCCAGGAAGCTGCACTCATACTCCTGTAGCCACTGTTTCGTGGGCATGTTGGCCTTAGTGGTCTCTTCCCACTTATGGATGTCTAGATCCTTCTCAGCCATCTGCTCATACAGATGCTCGAACCCAGGAGTAAAATTATACTCTGGGTGTTCTTGCCAACGAATGTCTATGGGGTGGAAGGAGTTTTCCCCATCCAGAGCCTTTTGATATACCTCATGATACCAGTTACCGATACCGTTGACAGTAGAAAGCACGAAAGCACGACCACCTGTAGAAATAATCGGATAAACAGCAGCCCAAATAGTATCAATATTTTCAATGAATGCAGCCTCATCAATGATTAGTAGGGATCCAGCAAGTGATCGACCCGACTGCTTACCAGAAGGTCTCGATTTAATTACAGAGTTAGTCTTGAGTTTTAGCGTGTGTTTGTTATCCTCTACGATCCCTGGTTTCAAGAACTCTGGTAGCTCATCATACATGAGCTTGATTCTGTCCAGCACCTCGGTAGACTCAGCATCACCCTTAGAAAGAATAACTACAGACTTGTGCTTCTGGAATATGATAGTCCACAAGGACCAACCAGCAGCAATGGTAGTACATCCTGCCTGACGAAACTTACGAAGAATGTTAAATCGGTGCTCCTGGAGATTCCCTAGAATTCTTTCCTGAAAGGGGTAGAGTTTGAAGGGTACAAGCCCTCGAACTGGGTGAGTAACCTTAATGTATTTTGATATGAAGTACACTGGGTCCTCTGCACATCGCCTAAATTCTTCTAATAATTTTTCTTTTTCCATGAAAAAATCCGTAATATAATATATTATAGTATATGAATGTAAACGCTGTAATATGTACTAGGTCTAGAGAAGATATTTCTCCTACAACTCATGCAACGATAAACTATTTTAGTGATTTAGGTATTCGTGTGTGGTTGATGTGTAACCAAAGATCTATATTTTCTGCATATGAAACAGCGTTTAAGAAAGCAGAACCAGATCCTGAGGATCTATTCATCTTCTGTCATGATGATATTGAGATTCATGAACCAAAAGAAGATTTTCTAGATAAACTTATACAAGAAACAGAGTCGAGTGATGTAGGTTTTGTTGGTCCAGCAGGAACTACTGACCTAGGAAAAGATGCTGTATGGTGGGATCGTGAAAAATGGAGAGCAGGAAAGCATCGAGGTAGAGTTTTTCATGTTCATCCAGACCAAATACATCCGGTGGATACCCTTTATGGTTTCCCTGGAGAGGTAGTTGTGCTTGACGGTCTGTTCTTAGCAGCTAGGGCCGGAACAATAAGCCAAATTGGGCTAAATAAGCCAGAATACTTCGAAGGTGAGTGGGATTTTTACGATATTCACTACACAAGCAAAGCTTTCCTAGAAGGATTCACAAATAAAGCTGTAGATATCAAGATTATCCACTATTCTTTAGGTGAATTAGCGGGCAGAGAGTCTTGGCACAAAAATAGAGAGGCATTTATCTCAAAAACTGAGCTACCTCTCCAGATAGTTGATTAAAAATAGCTATTTTCAGTCCTTGGACTTCTTTTTAGCTACCTTTCTTACCGCTTTTTTAATAGGTACGGGTTGTACTTCTACTTTTTCCTCAACAACAGGCTCTACTGGAGCAGGAACAGGCGCTACCGGAGCAGGAATAGGCCCAAATTTCTTTAAAGCCATACGATATTTTGATGATCCAAGTGGGTAACCACCAGATAGGTATGTTTGTTTGTTCATAAGTTCAGGGAAGCTCGTCAAGAGTTGGAGCATCGGCAGGATCTATTGAATAAGCTTCCCTAACTGCCTTCGCTCTTGTAACATCTGTGTCTGCCATGATTAGCGAAACCAAAAGTTCATTTTCTGAATGATCGTCTACATGCATATCACTTAATCCTATCGTTACGATTTTGGTGTTTGAAGTCCTTTCCGAACTTCCTCTTATTATCTAGTATAGTAAGGTAGGTAAGTTTCTTTCGAAAGTCTTCTTGCTTCTCAAAAAACTTACCGTCCTTGTTTCTGTATTCTTTTCTGCTCTTGGTTTTTCTTCTCAAGCTAGGGCTGTCCGACTGATAATCTCGCCAGTTACCCCATCAACCACGATCTCCTCACCAGGACAGTGGATGTCCTGCTTAACAGACTTCTGACCACCAGGATCATCAGCATAACCAGTCATAACATTTAGCTTAACTCCACCCTCTGTGATACAGTTGCGTATCTTGATGAGCTTAGTCTTGGTGTTACCCATCTGCCCGTAGTCTTTATCAATGGTGATAAAGGGCAGCGCGTGGTCACGGCCAATGAAGCATGAGTCCTCAATGACAATTTCATCCACAGAGCGAAGTGAAGCTAGTGCTCTATCGCCCTTAGTGAAATCAAATAGGCAGTTCTTGATGTGAACTAGCTCCATCATGCACTGATCCTTGAGATCAGGGTTGCCTTGAGAGTGAGTTACCACTAATCCACCAGTAGACTTCTTACCGTCAGCGCGAGCCTCAGGCCAGTCAGCGACGAACGAGCAGTTCTCAATCATAAGCGTGCCTGGGAACTCGCTCGTACCAGCGTCAAAGTATGTGGCGTTGAAGCTAGGACGATCACCCTTGTAAGCATTGTCAACAAAGTGGCTATCACGGAGAATGTGATACGGCTTGGCAGAGTACGGAAGGGTATCAGGATCATACTGCTGGTAAGGAAGCTCGCGGTGAGCAAACTGAATTCCCTGAGAACCGCAGCGTAGGAAAGTACATTCCTCAACTTTCGTTCCTTCATAATTAGAAACATAAAGACCGTGCTCTCTAGGGATGTCTGTGAAGTCGCACTGTAGGAACTCACGCAGAGAAGCATTGAACTCACGGGTTCCCCACTTAAGCTGCCTAGCAAGCTCTGGGAGGATCTCTGGCGACACTCCGATGTTTCTCCAGGTATATTTTCCTGGACGCTCAGGGAACTCCTTGTGGAGGTTAGAGGACCACTGAGAGTAGCCCTTCGGTACGACCGACTCAAGGTTCTCTTTAAGTAGATCACCTTCCGTCCAGTCACCTCTACGAACATCTCCGATAGTCCCAATAGAATCTCTCTCAGGTCTCTCGGCTCTCATGGCAGGTAGAGCTACTAACTTGTTTTGCGCCGCCGTAT